ACTCAAGCCCATCAACCGTTGTCGGCTTCAGCTGGGTTCCGTCAACGCGCAAGGATAGGATTTCAGCAATAGCGCACTCCGCCGGAGCCGCAATCTCGTATTCCTCGTCGGTCGCAACGGTGTTGAACGGATCAAGTTCCTCACGCAGATACCGGGATTCCCCGCAGAACCGGATGCAGGTGCTGCGTACAGCCTCCGTGATCATCGGTGTAGGGCATTCCGGCACATGAATCTGCACGGCGGGTAGCCATTGGGTGTAGGCGACGGCGGTCATTTCGGTTTAACCCCCGGATTGGCGGCGGCGTCGGCCTTGGACTTGACGCCCAGCAGATCAAAGAACGTGGATTTGTGGGCCTGGGCTGCTTGGTAATTTGGGCTTGCCTCGTCATCGGACGATAGCAGCCGGTACAGCATCCACTCCTGTACCGCCGGAGCAAAGAAGTCATCCACCGGGAAGGTGTCGGTCGTGGCGGAAATGGCGGTCAGCGTCTTGACGTAGGTCAGTTCCACGCCAATGACGGGAGCGCCACTGGCCGGAGGAAACACCCAGAACTCACGCGGAGCGATGGGGTCGTAGAAGTATTCGCGGATGATGGTCTGCCCGGTCTGTTCGTGCCATTCCGGAAATATCATGTCTTGGATATTGATATCGGATTTTTTAATGACGCGTCCGGCGCTGCTTAGTCCGTCCTCGCCTCTGTTGCGGATTACCTTCAGCAGCCGCACCCCGTCTGTCGGGATGGTCTGCTTTGTTCCTGCGGTCAACAGGTGTGTAGTGGTCGCTGCGGCGGCGTCAGGCCGTACAGCAACCAGCGCACGCAATGCGTCGTTCAATGCAGGTATCAGGTCGCTGGAATCCGTCCACGTCACAGAGGACGGGTCGTTCAGCGTCTTGCGTACCTGCGTTAATACGATACTGCATTGCATGGCCTGCCCCTATCATTTCTTGTCAGCAGCAGTCCGTTGCTCAACATCCAGCTTGGCTTCACGCACGCACTCCACCAGAGCCATGCGAATCAGGCCGACAGCGGTTTCCCGCGCAGGCTTGACCTCGATGCCCCATTCGGACTTCAGCAACTCAGCAATCCGCGTCTTGTTGGAGTGCGAAACTTCAAGGACGCGAGTAGCAAAGGCTTCCAGCCACTTATTGTCCACCGTATCCGGGTTGACCATGTGCAGTGACTCGAAAGCATCTGCATACTGGTCTTGATTCACGGCAGGCGATTCATCCTCGTCAGGGTATTCAGCCCCGGCAATTCGGTACGCCTCGGGAATGCCCAGCAGGCGCTGCACGTGCGCGGGGTTTTCAACCTCGCACTCATGCGGCGCGTCATATTCATCGGATACCGGCTTGAAATGGTATTTCGACTCGCGCGGCTTGTGGCCGAACGAGATGACGGAACCACCCTTTCGCTTTATCAAGCACTCAATCTTCATGGCGTCACTCCACCTTTTGCTTCGGACGGGCGCGAATCAACACGGCCATCTTTGCGGCAGAGGCGATGGACTGGCCGGAGTCGGCAGAGGTGGTGATTTCCACGCCGATAGCCTGTTCGCTGGTGCTGACGGCATAGCCGGTGGCGCCAACAGTATCCAGACGCTTGATGGCGGCAGATGCCAGCGAGCCGGTTGCGATGACGACGGACGACACGGCGGTCGGGCTGTCAACGCTATCGAGGATGCCGACGTTACCGGCAGCATTGGTGCCGCAGGCAGCAGTGTCCAGAACGATGTCGGTCACGGCATAGCCAGCAGGCAGGCGCGCCATGCGGACAATGTCGCCGTCCAGCAGGCGGATGGCGGAAGGTGCTGTCCAGTAGGCGCGGAACACGATCTCACCACCAGCGGTAGTGTTGGTCGGAATCGGCTCCTGGAACTGCTGGGAGGTATAAACAGTCATGTCAGTTCTCCGGGAAAGTCAGGGAACGAACGCCCTTAGGCGTTCGGGTCCACAGCATAAGTGTCGATGGCAATGCTGCTGACGTTCTTTGAATTGAACATCGGCCGCTTGACGTTGAAAATGGAGTTGGCGGAAATCACCAGGCGGTTGTTGTCCACGTCGGTGTACTTCTCCTCCCAGCCGAAGCGCAAGCCATCGCCCGGCGAACCGAAAGCCGCCACCAGAGCCTGACGGCCCATGAGCGAGGCGCGAGCGGCAGCGAGGTTGGTGCCAGCGCCGTAGTCACTGAATTTCACGACCTTGTTGTGCTTGTGCAGGATGGCACCACGATATTCACCCAGCGCACCCGTCACGATAGGCGACTTGTTGCCGACGGCCTGAGCCAGCGACTTCTGGATGTCCATCCATTCGTTGGTGCCGGTGGAGGTCCGCAGGGCATGCTCCTGGAAGTCGTGCATGATGACCACGAAGTATTCGCGGGAACCCATCTTCAGGGGAACGACACGCTGCAGGTCAGTGACGCCGCCGCCCATGGTGTTGGCCTTGGTGATCACCTTGTCGATCACGCCCAACGTCATGCCGTCGGTGTTGGCAATGGACGCCTTGGACGTAGCGGAGCCGCCGTACACGATATGGCTGGAGTCCGGAGCGGTCAGGGTGTTACCGGCGTAACCGGTAAAGGTAGTCGGCTCGATGTAGTCATCGTTGACGCCGCGTGCGCCAGCCAACTGCATGAAGCTGATCTCGTCGAAAATACGAGACCACCAGTCTTGCAACTTTTCCTTCGCGATCACGCGCAGGTCGTTGACGGTGCGTTTGCGGGTCATGCGACCGCCGGAGTCAACGGCGTGGCGAAGCTGGGTGACGCTGATGCTGTCGCTGTAGGAGCGCAGGGACTCGGCGTTGCCTTCCAGGTTGTCGTCTTCCAGCGTGGGGCGGCCCTTCAGCTGCACATACAGGTCGTAGTTGACCGTATCGCCATCGTCCTTTTCGAGGTCGGTGACAAGCTGCATGGGGGAGTTGGGGGTGCGGTTCTTGGAACCCGCAGCCATGAAAGTCGAACCCCAGTAGGAGCCGAAAATGGCATCGTCGAAAAGCGCCCCAGCAAATGCCTTTTTAGTTTGGGCATTTCCGGTGGCAATGGTTGTCTGGCCCATCTTGAGTACCTCTCACAGTTGCTGATGTGAGGCACTCTTGCGCCGGGCCGGGGTCATTCCCGGCAACTTTGACAATCGCGTCAGAGAGGATTTCCACCCTGACCTTGCGACTACCTTTTTTCTCAAGAAGATGAATGCGGTGGTCGCCTATCACAATCGTACCACCAATTTCAACATCTCGAAACAATCTTGTTTGTTTTCCCATGGCTAGCTCAGGCTATCGAGGTAGGCGTCGCGTTGATCGGGGGTCAACTTGCTGTACGCTGCCTCATAAGCCGGGCCGCTCAGGCTTGTCAGGAACCCATACGGGGAATCGTCGTTGTTCGGCATCGCTGCCTGCATCATGCCCAGCGTTGGCGGAATGTTCGGTTGCGGCTTGACCACCTTGGCTGGTGGCGCTGCTTGAGCGGGTGCACTCATGCCGGTCATGGCGCGGTAGGCGTTGCTGGCAATGGCCAGGATTTCAGCCGGTGTCTTGCCCTCGTTGGCCTTCAAGCCTGCTGCAAGCTGGATGGCGTTCTTCAATCCTTCGTAGTGCTCACCGGTAGAGTTGAAGACCTCGTTGCCGGGGGCATTCAAAAACGCGGTGGAGGCAATGAACCACGGATTGCTGGCTGTTGACGCCTCCTGTAGCGCAGCCTCTCGGTCTTCCAGCGCCTTCGCTGTAGTCAACTGCCCGGATTCGATGGATTCGATCTCGCGCATCAAGCGGCGCTTCTCGATTTCATACTTGGCCTGGTTGATCTCGCCGTTTTCCAACTGGTCGCCCAGGTCGATGATCTTGCCCTCGGCTTCATCCAACTTGCCAGCCAGTTCAGTTGCCTGTGCGCTCAACGCCAGAATCTCGCCGGACAGCGCCTCCTCGTCTACGGCTGGTGCTGGTGCGTCTTCGGGCTTGGCTGCCTCAACGGTATCGGCGCGTGGTGAATCCTGTACTTCGGGCGCGGTAGCTGATTCGTCTTCCGGCAGGTCTTCACCCTTCTCCATGGCCTCCATCAGCTTCTTGAAGTGCTCGCGGCCTTCCTGCTCGGCGGGGCTGAAGTCGCCGTCCATGCGGGTATCAACCTCCTTGCCTGCGGTGTTTTCGACTTCTGGCGGATTGGCGGGAACTTCAACGGCTTGTTGCTGGGTGTTTAGTTCTTCGGGTACGGCGGTGGTCATGATGGCATTGCTCCGGTAGGACTCAAAATGCTGTTGATGTTGGTGATGAGGTCATCGGCCACGGCGGTCAGGCCGGGGTTTGTTGCAGTCAGCCCGGCGGCGTCAATCGCCTCCTTCAGGGCTTGCATCTTGTCGCGGACGGCGCGGGCAGCTTCGGAATCAGCGCCTGCATGGGCCTTGCTGGCCTCGCCTTCCAGTTTGCTGATTTCGGCAATCAGGCGGCGCTTGGCCAGTTCGTCCTGTTCGGCCTGCTTGGCCTGTTGCGCTTCCTCGCGCTGCTGGCGCTGCTCGTCGGGTTCTGCCGGGTCGGGTGTGCCGGTGGTGCGCCGGAGTTGGGCCAGCAGTTCATCTTTGTTCGGGAGGTCGGTCAACTCGATGCCCATTTCGATCATGGACACGCCCAACATCGGGTTGCCAGTGTGCTGCGCGATCTGTCCGGCAGCGGCGAACATCTGCTCAGACAGGCTGGCGCGGATGGTAGAGCGGTAGTCCTGCCGGTCAACCACAAAATCCGACTTGCTGCGGGTGATGTCGGCATCCGGCGTGCCGTCGTTCACGGACACGAAATCAGGACGCCCGCGCTCACCGGCAATGCGGAATTGCATGGGTTCCGTCATGTACTGCTCGATGAGCGACAAAATCAACTCGCCTTCCAACTGGAACGACAGCGCATTGGAGTCGAACAGGTTGGTGGTGATGATGGTGCCTTGCTCACTCCGTGCCTGAATGGCCACGCCGGAGGTTGCATTGGTGGGCATTCCCTGGTTCTCGCCGGTCACGCCGGAAACCTGCCGGATGTAGGCCGAATCCTGAAAGCCAAACTCCACATGCGCCTGCGACAGCTGCACGTTTTCCAGAATCTCC